GCTTGACCTTGAAGTTCAATTGGAAGGCTCGCGCGCCAATCATCGCCGCTGTACTGCGGTGCCGGCTGCTCCATACCCGGAACGCCGCCAGTCTCAGCCAAACCGGCCTGCACGGCTTCCTCTGCGAATCCTTCAGTGAGTAGTGTTCCGCCGCCTGCATCAACGTCGCTCATCATTTAGCCTCATGAGATTATCTAAGATGTTGAAATCACTCTGCGCAGATTGCACAAAGTCGGTTGGTTGCAAGCTCAACATATGAACGATATGCAAAGCCAGTTGCCGCTTGCCTTCTTCTCTTGCTGCCTCAATTGGATCGACTGTCGCAATCGGGCTGTAGAGATTGGCTTGTGCGAAGACATCGGCGAACACCGCTTGGCCGTCCGGATCGTTGTAGATGCCCTGATATTTCTCAGACATCACCTTGTCATGCAGCGTTGGCACCGGCCATACCTCCAACAAGCTCCTGAATCTGAGCGGGATCAATGTTCATTTGCTCGGCAATCGCCCCGACTTGACCTTGCACATTGGGATCAGCTGCCGCCTGTGGCGCAGCATCCATTAATGCCTGTAGATCAACGCCACCTGATTGAGCTGCATTCGCCATCGTGGCCATGGCATCCGCCCCTTGTGCTGCCATCTCAACACCTGGTTTCATGGCTTGCATCTGGCGCATTTGCGCCTCTTGCTGCTGACGCTCTTCTAGCTCATCATCTGGCCTCAACACATCCGGATCATTATTCCAGACTTCGAACCAAAGTTTCCGATAGAGCTTATCGAGATCCGTATTTTTATCGATGGTCGCTAATCCAGGCTCGTTCATCTGAGCGAACATGCCCAGAACCTGATTGATACCGCGCATTGAGCTTTGCTTTTGGACGTTGGCCAGCGGTGACACGTACTCCACCGTGAATTGCTGATCGCCGGCATTCTCTGGCGGTTCTGGTAGCTCTTGCTTGCGGTTGAGCATGCCGTACACGCGATCAATCAAGCGTCCGAGTAGTTCACCCTCGAGACGTCCAACAAGCGGCCCCATGAGGCGCATACGCTCTTGCTGGCGTTGCTCCACTTCATAGGCGGTCTGTTCGCGGGAAGATTGGTATGTTTGAACCACATCAACATAGAAGCTCTGTCGGATACGATCTCGTATGCCTTCCATGGCTTCATTCACAAACTGGATGCCTTGCAAGCTGACTGGATGTTGCTGGATCTGCCGATCACCGCGATAGTAGTTAATTCCACCTGGGATAGTCCGAACCGGCCCCTGATATCCCTCATCTGGCAACCACAACGGCGGATCAATTGCCTTTTGTAGTGCCTTGATCATGGCCAGCATCATGGAATTCAGCATCTTGATATCTGGCAATGCTTCCATGGCTGGCGATCGTCCATACGTCTCGCCGGCATAGAGCGACCATCTAGGCACGAGATAAGGGAATTCTGGAAAGCCTGACTCACTGAGCTTGTGCAGTCCGTCTTCTTCAAAATAACAAGAGCCATAAGGCATCTGAGACGGCGCTTTGACGTTGGGATCTCTGAATTCACGCGGATATACCGCATGGATCACCCAAACCTTATCTTCGAACTTCTTATTATTGATCTTGTCCTGGATTCTATAGGACAGTTCCCAACCACGATGCTTGGCGAGCATCATCAGTTGCCCGACGCTGTATTCAGTCCGCCTGAATAGCTTATCGACAACGCGTTCCTCATTGTGAGCGATAAAGCATTCGGCTAGTGGCCTGGCATCGGTAAGGATCTGGCCTTGACGCGTCTCACCAACGAACATAACCGCCGTACCGAATGACGCTAAGTCGAGATAGGTTTCATGCAGGGATGTAGCAAAGTTTGTGCCTGGTGCGTACAGCTTGGCCCACATGATGTCTTCAACGTTCGATAGATACGACTTGATCTCATCATCTTCGTTGTACGCATCGTCTGTCATGCGGAGCGAGAACCACTTTGCAGCCGGGTTTGTTGCCAGGCCATGCAGTGCAGCTGCAAGCAGTTGGTTTGAGTGAATAGCAGTCGAGTCATAAACTCGCTGCATGCGCTTTTCACCCTCGGTACGATATCCGACAAAGTCTACCTTTCGAGGCTGCACATACTCCGCAATCTCTTGCCAATGCTGCTCCCAATTCGTGCGCCGTTCGCCTCTCACATCATCAAACTGATGTTTAAGATCCATGATGGCTTTGTCAGCCGCCGCGTTATCCAAATTCACCCGCCATTGCTAGTATGAGACGTGCTAGCTTCTTTGCATCTTCATTCGTTAGTATGACTTGAGTTTCGTTCAACTCGCCGTCACCGTCTTCGAATGAAAGTCCGACGATTTCATAAATCGCGCCGCGACCAAGTTCCGGAACAACGCCCGCCGATACTTCAAGTGAAGACACCCAATGCGATTTGCCTTCCGCATTAACAATGCAAACCGTTGTTTGTGCGTGTGCAATCTTATCCAAGCGTTGGCCTCACTGACGGCGTTGCGCCTAAGTTATCTTGATCGCTGACAAGTGTTGAGGCTAAGCCAGAACGTTGCTGTAGTGCTGCACGTTGCTGAGCATCCCTGTTTGTGTCTAGCTCGCTATCACGCGCCGTTGGCTCTCTGGGCGGCGGCTCTGGCTCTGGTGGTGGTGGTGCCGGCGCTGGTGCCGGTGTAGACCTACTAGATCCGCACATTGTTATTATCTCCCACCTGGATCACCAAGCTCTGAACCGAATGTTTTGCTGTCATTGCGAAGCGCATCCAATCGCTGCTGCTCAACCTGGTTGCCACGATCGGTTGCTAGAGCTTCGCGCTCGGCGTCTGATTGAGGTCCGCCGTTTTCTGGTGCTGGCCAATAGTGATCTTTAACGATTGGCTCTTGTTGTCCGCCGCCTTTTGATCCGCACATTGCTGCAAATCCCTGTGTTCTCGGCGCTCTTTCAGTAGAGCCCGCGTCAATCCGTTGACCTTCACCCGCCTAACTCCGATCCAAATGTGTTGTTTGTCGTGCCTGATGACGCTGAGTTGATCGCTGCAACCATTTGTTGCTGATTAGGATCAGTCAAATCACTGGTTGGCTCTGTATTTGCCTCTTCAGCTGGCGGTTCTGTGTAGTGATTATGCGTTACCGGAGCTGGACTAGATTTCCTGCCACCCATGCACATTAGTTAGCCTCCGAATGTCTGATAGCCGTTATTCGGCTCGCTAGGATCTGTCGTTGATAGGACGTTAACAGCGCTCTTACGTTGCGCCAGCTTGGCGCTGTCTTGCTGTTGCACGTCATAGTCAAACTTGGTTGGCTCGGTTGCTGGTGGAGCTTCCGGAGCTGGTGGTGTTGGTGCTGGTGCGGATGATCCGCCGCCGCCGCCGCCAAAACACATTATTCTGCCGCCTCTATTAGTTCTGGATTGAGCAAGTCTTCACCTTCACGCCGTATCCAAACAAAGCGGAGATAATCGTCTCCGTTTTTCCCATAAGCAGATAAACGCTCACCTTCTTCTCTCGCTCCCATAGCTCGGAGAAAAGCATGTGCGTCAGTATGATTGATATGGCTTTCACACTCCAGTCGGTGAACCCCGTGCTCGTAACAGTAGTATTTAATTTTCTCACGTAGCCAGCGCATCATCGGGAACATAGAAGGCTTGCTTTCATCGGTCCCGAACATCCAGACTTCCCAAACGTTCGGCCATCGTTCAGCTAGACCACCAACCAGAACAGGAACACCGTCCTGCCAAGCTATCCGGCCCACTGCTGTACGCTCTTTAACCAGGTGGAACGTCTCATAACTAAGGATGATTGGGCTATCATGCGGACGCTGGTTAAAGATCTCGATTGCATCCATCTCACGTAAGTTCAAACAGATCCGGTCTAGGGCGATTTGGGTTACGTCCTTTAGGATCACATCAGGCATGCGGATCATAATCCAGTTCTGCAACGTACTGGCGTTCATACGCAGCGCGGTAGCGTGGATCATCCACCTGGAACGGATCGTAATCCATGCCGAATGCGTGCTGTGCTCTGCGCATTGACTTGTTGTAATCACCACCACCAAACGTAAGCAGGAAGGCGTCAGCCCGGTTTGGTGACTTCACACCGCGCTTCTTAAGATCATCCTTGCTTTCAACCTTTATCTTGCCGGTGCTTTCCATCTTGTAGGTTGGCACAACAAGCTCACTCACTAGCGCATCGTCTCCACACATTGAGACTTCCATGCTCTCGAACCATTCTCGGCCCTTCCACCATAGCTCGTCGCGTAATCGCATGTATCTCTGTCTATCGGAGCTAGGTTGCTCACCAACATTAACACCGCGAGCGGGAAGACCGAGTTCAGCAAGGCGATCAACAACACCCGAACCCACACCGATGACATCCACGTTAATTGCAGCTGGGCGATCCTTGATTGGTGTGTCATGGTATTCACGGGCGACAATACCAACAGTCTCCATTGTATCGGCTTTACGCCATTCCTTGGTTGGCTCTAGCATAGAGTTTCCACGGCGCTTAGCGAGCGCTGTAGCGTCATCACCAAAGCGGGCAACATCCAGGCCCCAAACAGGTGAATAATCATCCTGAACCACTTCTCTGCGCTGCGCAGCCTCGATCAAACCTAGATTGATGACTGCGTTATCTTCTGATGTCGGGAATTCCCCAAGGACGCGTATTCGATAAACGTTGGAGTCTTCACCGTATTCACGTGCGACTTGCTCGGCATACGCTTTATGATTTTCGTGGCTGACCGTTGGACTAACGTCATTGGGGTTGAGGCAGTTGACGGCGTGGCAGCTAAATTGATCTCGATTAGAGTGGAAGGCATTGAAAAAACGGCCACTTGTCCGCGTGGGGTTGCCACACATGATGGACATAGCATTTTCGCCAGTGAGCGCACCGCCTGCGGTCTCAAAGATGATATCATCAATGCCTGATGCTTCTTCGATTATGAATAAAAGGTTGGGGCTATGGAAGCCTTGAAGCGCTTCCGGCTTCTCCGGTCGTGCAGTTCGAGCAACTGCGAATGCGCTTTCGGGATCGGACTTGATAAAAACACGCTCAACTGAGACTTCGACCGCGTCTTGCAGGAACTTTGGAAGCCTTGCGTGCCAGTTGCGGATTTCTGACCAGACAACGTCTCGGAGCTGGTCTTGGCTGTTAGCCGTGACTGGTATTTTGCATGGTCGTCTGAAGAGAAGAAACCAAAGAATAACCCATGATTCAAAAGTTGTCTTACCAACACCATGCCCCGATCGGATGGCCAGGTGTCTATTTCCGTCTGCAATGGCTTGCAATGCTCTTGCTTGCCAGGGGTGCGGCTCAACTTTGAATGCCTCTATTACGAAATAGTAAGGATTTTCTTTCCAGCGCTTTATCAGGTCGTTTGGTGACATGATACTCGCGCGCGTGCGTGGCGTGCTAAAAGTAATATACTTAAGTTATTAGGTAGCCGCGCACGTAAATGGTTGTTCATTCGTCTTCTGCTGGAGGCGGCCCGTAGAGATCGTCAATTGCCTCTCGGATCATTTCTACCTCGATCATTGCAGTCACTAGATCGTCTGTAATGTGGCTGTCTGTTGCAGTGGCGTTGTTTTTAACACGAGCAATCAGCTGGGATAGGACTCCATGCAGCTTCGTTGACGCCAACCGCAAGCGGACCATGTTGCGCACTTCGTTCGGTATCTTATTCATCTGGCGTCACGTCGATTGTTGGCGGCAGTCCATTGAGCTGCCTGATGTGCTGTTCTAGCTCATCGCTCAGTGAATGGCGCTGATTGACGTCTAGTGTTTGTGGCGCTTTTCCAAAACCACGATCTAGCAATGTGTTGATTGCTTGGATTTTCACGTTGTCTGGTGTTTCTTCTGATGTTGCTAGCCTAACCAATGTATCGACTAGCTTATCCGCTTGTTTTTGGATTTTGTCGGCAAGCTGCTTAGGCTTTTTTGATTTTCCGCTAGGGTTGCCTGATTGTCCTGGCTTGAATTGATACTCTTTCGGCGGCTTGCAATGGCCTACCTCATAACTCGCTGCATCCTGCGTGTTGCTCGCTGCGTCAGCCTTTACAACTTGAAGCATCATACTTGACCTTCAAAACCCTCATCATTTTCCGATATGCCTGATCGTGCATCCCTACGGTGTTTGTCTGTTTCTTCGTAGGCTGCGAGCATGTTAGGCTGCGCTTTAGTAAATCTTGAAGCACCTTTTGGGTGATACCCGTCCTGTTTAAGATCATAGATAGATCTAAGGCTGATGCTACCATCTTTTTCAACTTTCACTGCAAAATCTTCGGGATCTGCTAAGACTTCCATGAATTCCCAAATCATAGCGATCTAACGGATAGTGCGAGAATAGCGAGTTGCCACCATTCCCCTTTGATGTCGATAAATTTGACGTTGAAGTATTTAAGCAAAGCCAGCACGAGAACGGCATAAGCTATAATCTGCAAAGCCGGCCTCATTGGCCCTATGATCTTATTGATCTGGTCCATTGCCCGTCCGCAAATTGTCCATGATGACATAAGCACTGAAGTGATTTGCATGCATTTGCAATCCCCTTTTCGCCTTATTTTGCATATTTGCCGTCGTAGTGAGTCGCCAGTTGCCGAATTGCACAGATCAGTGCGTACTTGCCGGCACCTGCTGCTGCGTTTCTGGATCCGCCAAAAGTTTCTAAGCTTGCATCATTGAGGCTCTTTTCCTCAACAATGCATTTATGGATCATTCTCCGCTGTTCAGGCTGATTGATAGCTTGCAGGGCAAGAAACGCAGCTTCGTGGTGAAACGCCTTTCGTTCAGCGGATGTGATAGTTGCATTCGAAAGTTGTGATAAAGGTGTGCTGCCGCCCATGCGCTCTCCGTACGCGCTAACCAGTCCCGGTGTGTGCATCCCTCTTGTGACATCACGATAGAAGCGTTCAGCGGCTTCAAATTCAATCCGAGTGATATCGCCATTGCGAAACAGGCGATCAACAACCGAATTAAGCTTGAATGCTTCGCGGTTTTTGTCCCTGCTTTGCTTTGGCGTGTCATAGTCGGATCTATGTTTTAGCAGTTCCGGGGTTGGTACGTAGTTCATTGAATTGCGCCTTTGCTCTGCTGACTGCTGTTTGACGCTTGGACCTACGCTCCGCGATTTGGCGGCTTACTGACTTACGAGATTTGTTTTTGACGACTTTGCCGTCACGAATGACGTAGCCCTTAAGGCTCATTTCTTTCGCTCCCTCATCACCTCAAGCGTCGCGCCGTAAATATCGTTTGATATTTCCGACGGAAACGGGAACGAATTTTCCACGCCTTTTGTTATCGCCTCTTTTATTGAGGTATGGCCTGGGAAAGCATCTTCTACTGCATCACTTATTGCACCAGCAACCAACTCTCGGAAATAATCATTTTTCATCAGGGCATTCACCAATTCATCAGAATCAATGCTCGTCATGCTCGCCTCACTGTGATCTTGAAGTTGTCTCTGCCGGCTGGCTGGCATGAATGGACGTAGCATTCGCCGTAATTCTCCAGCAGGACGCGTTCCCCGCCTTTTGGAGGGCCTGGAGTCCGGTCAACGATAACCTCTCGCACGCGGCCATTCTGGCGCTCTGCCATGCGTTGAACTTCCTTAAACGTCTTCATGATCCCACCTTGTACTGTTTTGGGATCGCACTCATGCCGTGAGTTAGGGTTGTTACGATCCTTCCGTGCTCAACCATGAATGTGCATTCCTTGGTTTTGATCACGTTTGCCCCGCCCTTGATTGCGCTGCGGACAAAGTCGTTCAGGATTTGAGCTTTCAGTCTCTCCACATCCACGCCGTGCACTCTCTCGATGTATCGGAGCAATGCATGATCTGTGATCAAATTGTTCATGCTGCCTTGCCTTTCGCCCAAGACTTGTTTGGCTCGTATGCGTGGCAAGTCATGCCCTTGAGAACCATGCGTTCATGACGAAAGCTGTCGGGGTTTCCGCACTCATAGGCCGGTGCCTGATCCCAATTGTTTTTGAGGTCTTTGCTGCGGTGCTTGCAGGTGAAACATGAATTCATGCTTGCGGCCTTTCAATATCTCGGATGACGTTGCACGCGGGATCACAGAACAGATGGACAGTCTCGGTTGAGCCTCTGCGGTTCTTAGCAATGAGGATTTCAAGCTTATTTCGGTGTTGGTCTAACGCGGCTTTCTTTTCGCGTTCATCGTCGAAGTTCTGGCGCTCGATGTAATAGGCATCGCGATAGACGAACATTACTGTGTTTGCGTCTTGCTCAATGTCACCTGAGTTGCGCAGATCAGCGAGTGACGGGCGCTTTTCTTCGCGGCTCTCTGGCCCTCTGTTGAGCTGGCACAAGCCTACGATTGTGATGTCGAGATCTTTGGCAAGCTTAAGCAATCCCGCCGAAACTTCGCCAACCTCATTGGTTTTGTTTCCCTTGTATCGGTCTGATGGTTTCACGTGCCCGATGTGGTCAACAAAGACGACTTTAAGCGGAGTTTTCGTGCGAGCCATTCGCTGCTTGTGCTTGCGGATCTCGAAGCCGATCTCGTCCAGGGATAAGCCTGCGCGATCATCCACAACGAAAGGCAGCGTTTGCAAATGCGCGCCAGCCTGACCAAGCAGATCGACTTGATTGTCGTTCAGGTCGCGGTTTCTGATATTCTGATATGACAAGCGCTCTTGACTAGTCCACATCAGATCCGACAGCGAGCGATAGCCAAGCTCTTTGGCGCTCATTTCAAGGCTAAACATTACAACGCCGATGCCCTTTTTTGCCATCTGCAAACCAAGGGACTGCGCGACCATGCTCTTGCCCATAGACGGGCGGCCAGCAATGATGATCAGTTCTCCAAGCTGATAACCTCCAAGTCGTCGAGTGAGCTGCTGTGAGCCCGTGAATATCTCTTCAGGCACAACACCGTCCATGATGTCCTGGACGATCTCTGCGCCAACATCTCCAAGCATCTCAAAGCTGTCATCATCCGATGCGCGGTCGACAATCCGCTCTAGATTGCCCTTGACGCTTTCAAGCATTGCCTCAGCAGATTGATCACCTATCGCCCCGTGTCGAAGATCATAGCCGACTTGGTTGACGGCTCGCTTTGCCGCGATTTCACGAAGTCTTTCGCCTGTTCCCGGCGTTGCGTGCTGAATTCCGAACGATACTGCAAAGCGGATCTGCTGGCGGACCGTAAACTCGTCATCAGCCATTTCGTCCGCATCAACCATGGCCTCAATCATGCCCTGTGTTATGCTTTCTCCGCGGCGGTGATGTTCTTCGACTATCTCAAACACATGGCGGTTGACGAGGTTTGCAAAATCCGTTGCTCGCAGCTTCCACCGGTCGATCTGGTTGTGGTTGACGATGACAGCACCCAAAGCAATCAACTCAACATCAATTTCCATGTACTTCACTGCAACAAACTCCCACCGTTTGCAGGCAATACTGGCTGTTGGTCCTGGCTCTCTCGCTTGATTTTTTCGATAAACTTCTGATTGGCGATTTCTTCCGGCGTTTTGGGCTTTGCTGGCAACTTGTTCTCGTAATTGCCTTCCAAAACTTTGGTGATGTTGGAATTGTTCCGGCTCAACCAATCGATGGTGAACCAGTTGTTTTCCAATATCCGGTCGCATCGCTCAGCTATTCTCAACGCTTTGATCCAGCCTTGGCGCTTAAACGTTTTCAATCGCGCAGCAATCTTTCGCTTTCGCTCTGGCTCCAGCTTTCGTGGCACTGGCATACCGTTTTTTTGGGCGAATTTTTTAAATTGATCGAAAGCGAATAAAATATCATCGTTAGATGATATATCATTCTTATCATTCTTAGAAACATTCTTAGAAGATGGATCACTTTGCGGATCGATTTTCGGGCTTTGCGGATCACTTTGCGGATCAGCGGGCGCGTCGAAACTCTGATAAATCTTGTAATTACAGACGGTTACAATGCTAACCTTTTGACCAGGTTGCGGATCGATTTTTATCATTTGCTGATCAATTAGCTGATCGAAAAATCGCTGGCATTTTGCAAGGCTTAGATAAGGAAATTGCTTATGCAACAGACGGCGCGATAATTCTAATTGACCGCGCCCAATGCCATTAGCCTTGAACCTCGCCTTGGCGATGATCCAAACCCAAGGGCCTATGAATTCCGGGTATTTCGTAAACAGCGGATTATCGAATAAAGAGCGGTGGATTTTTACAAACCCAGCCTTGTTTTTGTCGGTTTTGTCCTGCATATTCAACCTCGCAAACCGTAGAACCTGCAAAATCTGTTCAAGCCCGCCGACTTCGCACATTGGCGGGCTTTTACTTTTTCCAAAATACGCGGATGACTACTTGCCCTTACCGGGTTTCAGGATCTGGGGAATCCATTCACCCGGCTTGCAATTTGAAGGGCACTCAATACGCTTGCGGCACAGGACGAAGCCCGACGGATGGGCGCTTAACCAAGTGGCAAACCCGGCAGTCATCACAGGGAGATCTTGTCGGGCTCCGTCCTATGCTGCATGCATCTCATTCGTTAGATCGTTTCCCAACGATCCAGGCCGGCCGAACACATCCGGCCTAAGCTCATGGACAGATACGCCTGTCTCATTCGCTAGCTTCAGCGCAAAGCGATGTGAAACCTGCCCTTTGCGCTTCCAGTGGTTGATCATCTGGCGGGTTGCGCCAATCGCACGCGCGCCGTTGAGCAGCGAACCGTGACGGGAACGCAGCTCACCTAGCGCAAACAACAAGGCTTCCTTTTTCATTTGCATGATCATCCATGTATCTTTAAAAGATCCATTGTGCAAGCGTGAATTTTATTTACACACACACTTTAGAAAATGCACCAAATCAAGACCCTTGCGGATGTTGGCTGAACACGGAATCACATGCACTTCTTCGAATAGGTGCGTAAAGATGCCGACAGTTGGGAAACGCCTGCGCCGTGCGCGGCTTGCTAAACAATTGACACAACAAGAACTTGCGGACCGCATCGGAGCGAAACGCAATGCTATTGTTGCCTGGGAAAATGACCGCCGCGTGCCGCGCAATTTATTTGTGCAAAAGCTGGCGAATATTCTTGACGTGCCTCGGAGCACCTTCAACCGCTATGGTGGAGGCGGAACAACCCTTGCACCTAAAGCTGAGCCTCATATTATCTACCAAATAACTCTCAATGACTTATTTGCATATTATGAGGAAGGCATGAGCGAAATAGGCCAGCCGGTTACGGTTGAAGTCACGCCCGTTAACCCACTTATGGAAAATGAACTACGCCACATCGTTGAAGATCACAGTATGGATGACGGCACACGCGCCGGACTAAAGCCCGGTGACGTGGTGGCTTTGTCCAAAACAATCAAGCCGCGGGACGGTGATCTGGTTCTCGCCTACGTCCGCGAAGATCAGCTGCCAATCTTGCGCGAATACCGGGATCGCGGCCCCGGTTTCTTCGATCTTATCGCTGCGAATCCCGAATTTTCGACGGTGACTTGCAACAGTCAAACTCCAATCGATATTTTTGCAACCGTCATTCGCACGCTCTCAATCCGCCACTAGTGCACCTTTTCCACAGTTGAAATTGTCACGCCCCCGTGATCATGTATTTTTTTTGGGGGGGTGCATTTTTTTGTATCTTTTCTCTTTACACGTGCACCTTTTTTGAATACATGTAGTTCCAACGCAGGGCGGGCTCTTACCTCCCGATCAGCCAGACCCTCCTGGTTTTTCTCCGGCCCGTCCTGCGAATGAATTGAGATTGAGCGCGTACCAGCGAGGCTGGATTAACGGGGATTCCAGCGGGGGTCTCACAGTACGCTCTCAACGGGGCCGGCCAGGTTTTCAATAGGTGTCCTGGCCGGTCCATCAACGCAAAGGGCAAGGCGATGTTGACGGAAAATTTTGAGATCCTTTTAGCCCAAACCTGCACAGAGAAAGAGTTTGGCAAGATCGACGTCACACCTTCTCATTGCGTGATCACCACGTATCACAAAGACCGCTTAACCGGCGAGTTTACCGAGCATCGCGAGCGGTTCGTCTATGGCACCAGCCCGACATTTGACCTGATGATTAAAAAACTTTGCGAAAGGGCAAGGCGATGTTGACGGAAAATTTTGAGATCCTTTTAGTTCCAACCTGCACAGAGAAAGAGCTTGGCAAGATCGACGTTTGGGCACACCTCTGCGCTGATGATGGTCTTTATTTTGTCCCTTCTCATTGCGTGATTACCACGCATCAGAAAGACCGCTTAACCGGCGAGTTTACCGAGCATCGCGAGCGGTTCGTCTATGGCACCAGCCCAACTATTGACCTGATCATTCTAAACCTTTGCGACATGCATTTTTCAGTCGAGCATATGACCGAGCTTTACTTGCATCGCGATGAGTTTGCCGATCATCGCGTGAAGCAGGCAAAGACGCTCACCAATGCAATCAAAGAATACTGTGAGGCAGCGTTGTGATTAAGGTTGTGTGTATTGCGTTCGGAGTTTTGGCGGGAGTAACGGGCACTCTACACGCGAGGCAGTCATGGGTTTTTGGTCGGAATTACGCATGTATTTAACAGCCTGTTTATGCATATGCGTTGCCACAATTTGCGGTGCAAGCATCGCACATCCGGAGGCGGGAATGATTTTTCTATTTAATTTCGGCATTGGCTTGATTGCCACGGGCTTACTTTTGATTTGGACCGCGTATTTAGTAGAGGCAGTGCAAAGATGGATAGAGAGTTTAGCGGAAAAATGGGCAAGGCAAAACTTGTCGGATTTATATTAGTCTGCGCTGGCTTGTCGGTCCTGCTCTTCTCATTGGTCTTTATGAGGTAGGTTATGCAGTTTTTGAAAGCGCTGAAATCTATCGAAGTTGATAGCACCCTTCCTGATTACCAAACCAAGCAACAGAGTGTGCAGCGCCTAAAGAGTTTTGAGGCGTGCGCAAGGGCGATCAAAGATTCCAATGAGGATATCATCAAAGAAGCATTTCCGAGCGTGGCTATCGATTGGTCTGGCGTGACCGCACCAGACCAGCTTGAGGATGTCGTTTTTGAGCAGCAAGGTTGAAACACTCACAAACGGAGCGCGTATTAATGGCTGACGTTCTACCAATTAGAGGCGGTCGTGCATCACCGGCCATCATCCCTGAGAACATCGAGGAAGCCTATCGGCTCGCTCAATACGTCTCGAAGTCTGGCCTTGCACCGCAAGGGATGAAGACGCCTGAACAGTGCATGGTTGCGATAATGCACGGTCTAGAGATTGGCTTGCCACCTATGCAAGCAGTGCAGAAAATTGCAGTGATCAATGGCCGACCTTCGATATGGGGTGATGCTGTCCCGGCTCTTTTGCTGTCGAAAGGTTTTCGGATTTCAGAAGAGCCAA